ATTAGGTGCGGTGCACTAGGCATCTAAATATTTAGGTAAATACGCAATAAGGTAGTATAATAAGTTATGAGTTGGAAAAAACACTTCACATTAGTAAAAGACACTAGTCCTTTTACAAACGTAAACAAAGGCGGCACTGACGGTACCAAGTACAGTCACTATGCCAGTCACTTGCCAGAAGTTTATAGTGGACATCCTAACCGTACTGAGCGTTATGGTCAGTATGAGACCATGGATATTGACAGTGAGATCAATGCTGCACTGGATATTCTTGCTGAGTTTTGTACACAAACAAACACAGAAAACGGTACAGGTTTTGACATTCACTTTCACGAAACACCAACTGAGAGTGAAATTGACATTATCAAGAAACAGCTTATTAACTGGAACAACCTAAACGATTTTGACAAGAGACTGTTTAAGATTTTCCGTAATACACTAAAGTACGGAGATCAGATTTTCATCAGAGATCCAGAAACATTCCAACTATATTGGAGTGAAATGAACAAAGTTACCAAGATCATTGTTAACGAAAGTGAAGGCAAAAAGCCAGAACAATATGTTATCAAAGATATCAATCCTAACTTTGAAAATCTTACTATTACAGCAAACACATTTAGTGATCACGGAAACCAAGGTGATCTATACAAGAACAGAGGATATATTCAGCCTAGTAACTTGTATGATGGCAGCGGCGGATCTAGTGCAACAGGACGTTTTGATCGTGCGCTAAACGAAAAAGCAATTGAAGCAGAACACATTGTTCATGCTAGTTTAACAGAAGGACTTGATCCTAACTGGCCCTTTGGCAACAGTATCCTGGAACAAGTGTTTAAAGTATACAAGCAAAAAGAACTGCTTGAAGATGCTATTATTATCTACCGTATCCAACGTGCTCCAGAGCGCAGAGTATTCTACATTGACGTAGGCAACATGCCAAGTCACATGGCTATGAGTTTTGTTGAGCGTGTTAAAAACGAAATTCATCAGCGCCGTATTCCAAGTAAAACTGGCGGCGGTGTAAACATCATGGACACAACATACAATCCACTATCAACCAACGAGGATTACTTCTTCCCACAAACAGCGGAAGGCAGAGGGTCAAAAGTTGATACACTGCCAGGTGGCACAAACCTCGGTGAGATTGATGACTTGAAATTCTTTACTAACAAACTGTTCCGTGGCTTGCGTATTCCTAGCAGTTACTTGCCAACTGGATTTGAAGACAGTCCAGCAGCATACAATGATGGTCGTGTTGGTACAGCAATGATTCAGGAAAAGCGTTTTAATGAATACTGTCAGAGACTGCAGCGTCTTATTGCTGCTACATTTGACAGAGAATTTAAAATGTTCCTCAAGTGGCGCGGTGTTGAAATTGACAACAGCACATTTGAACTACGCTTTAATGAGCCACAGAACTTTGCTAGTTACCGCGAAACTGAAATGGATGCCGCTAGAATCAACACATTCCAAGCACTTGAAGGTTATCCATATATGAGCAAGCGTTTCCTTATGCAGCGTTACTTGGGCATGACAGAAGAAGAAATGTCTGAGAACAACAAACTATGGCGTGAAGAAAATGCTGATGTCACTGTTGAAAGTGAATTGCCAAGCATGCGCAGTGTTGGTGTTACCACAGGCGGTATACAAGCAGACATGGATAGCTTTGAAATGCCTAGCGAAGAACCAGCAGCAGAAGCGCCGGGCGGTGGTGAAGAAGGCGGTGCAGGCGAAGCAGGTGCAACTGGAAACGAAAGCCCACTTACACAAGCAGGCCCAGCAGCAACACCAGAAGCATAAATATTATCATGTTATTATTTGAACTAGATGCAAAAAAGCAAGAAGAAGATAAGCAGTATCAGGATAGCAGTGCTGCTATGAAAACCGATACCCGCAAAACACGACTTACGCTAGAACAGTTGAGCAAACTGCGTAAACTAAGTGATCTTAAAGCAGCAGAATATCAAGAGTCTATCAAAGAGATTAGACGCCAATTTGCACCTGCTGCAGCAGAATAAGCATTTTTCCTTAAAAATTTTTATATAGTCTACTTTTTGGCTCAAAAAGTATGTGTTTTATTATGGTTTTTGTATTAAAACTAAATAAAACTACAAATGCCTTATGAATATAGGAGTTATACAAATGACAAACAAATTTGAGCAATTGATTGAACTGTTTATCGCAGAAGATGAGCAGGGCGCAAAAGATTTGTTCCATGAGATCGTGGTTGAAAAGTCACGTGACATTTACGAGAGTCTCGTAGATGAGGATCAAGTTGAAGAAACTGCAGAAGTAGATGAAGATGCAGTTGAAGAAGCAGAAGAAATTGAAGAGTCAGACTTTGATGAAGCAGAGCTAGGTGGCGATGCAGCAGACGACATGATCGACGACATCGAAGCAGACGAAGAAGGTCTTTCAATGGAAGATGACGAAGGTGACGAGGAAATCGAAGACCGCGTTGTTGACCTAGAAGACGCACTTGACGAATTGAAAGCAGAATTTGAAGCACTAATGGGTGGTGACGATGCTGCTGACGACGACGCAATGGACATGGAGCCAGAAATGGATATGGACATGGGCGACGAAGAAGGTGAAGAAGAAGAAGGTGAAGAAGAGGAAGAGGCAGATGAGTCTTTTGTTCGTGAATACACTGAGAAAGCTCCAGCACCAGTAACTAGCGAAGAAGGTGACGGATCAACAGGTCCAGTAGCTGGCAAAAACGACATGGGTGGCAAAGCTGTTGACCCAACAGGCGAAGAGTCAGGTGCACCAACACCAAAATCAACAGTACAAACTGACGCACACGACACACGTGGCGCAACAATGAGTAAAGCATAATTTCTATGTTATACTTGAGAGAAAACCTAACGTTTAAAGATGCAAATGTTGTTTATGAAGCAACAGAGAATTCTCATGGCGGCAAGGATCTCTACATGAAAGGCATTTGTATCCAGGGCGGGGTAGAAAACGCAAACAAGCGTGTTTACCCTGTCTCTGAGATTACCAATGCTGTAACAACCATCAACGAGCAAATTAAAGAAGGCAACAGCGTTCTTGGCGAAGTTGACCATCCAGATGATCTCAAAATTAACCTTGATCGAGTATCACATATGATTGAAAGTATGTGGATGGATGGACCTAACGGATATGGTAAGTTAAAGATTCTTGAAACACCTATGGGTCAACTTGTGAAAACAATGATTCAAGGTGGAGTAAAATTAGGAGTTAGTAGCAGAGGCAGTGGAAACGTAAATGAATCTACTGGTCAAGTTGCTGATTTTGAAATTGTCACAGTTGACGTTGTGGCACAACCCAGTGCACCAAATGCATACCCAGTAGCGATTTACGAAGGACTACTTAATATGCGTGGGGGGCATAAAGTGCTTGACATGGCTCGCGAAGCAAGCGGCGATGCTAAAGTACAAAAATACCTGAAAGAGGAAATGATTCGTCTTATCAGGGATCTAAAGATCTAGGAGATCAAAATGCTAGATGCTATCAAACCACTTTTGGATAGCGACCTTGTAAATGAGGAAACTCGCTCTGCTATTGCTGAACAATGGGAAGCAAAGATGAACGAAACTCGTACACAGGTTACTGCAGAACTTCGCGAGGAGTTTGCAAAACGCTATGAGCATGATAAATCTACTATGGTTGAAGCCTTAGATCGTATGGTTACAGAAGGTCTTACCACAGAGCTAGAGCAAATCGCTGAAGAGCGTAAGCAAATCTCTGAAGACCGTGCTAAGTTTGTTGCAAAAATGCAAGAATCTGCAGGCACTTTTGACCAGTTTTTAGTTAAAACACTTAGTGAAGAAATTAAGGAACTAAAGTCTGAAAGAATTCAACAGCAAGAATTGATTGGCAAACTCGAAGAGTTTGTTACATCACAACTTTCTGAAGAGATCACAGACTTCCAAAAAGATCGTCAAGATGTTGTAGAAACTAAAGTTAGACTAGTTAAAGAAGCTCGTGAGCAGTTTGCTTCTCTTAAAGAGAAGTTTGTTAAGCACACAAGCAAGGCTGTTAATGAAGCAGTAACCAGCTATCTAAAAGGTGAAATGACTCAACTTAAAGAAGATATTCAAATTGCAAAAGAAAATACTTTCGGACGTAAACTATTCGAAACTTTTGCTACAGAGTTTTCAGCAAGTCACTTAAATGAAAATCAAAAGATCAAAGAACTAGAAGCAGCAGTCCAAGCGGCCGCTGAAGAAGTTGCTAAAATCAATGAAAGTCTTGAAGAAAAATCTAAAATCGTTGAGAGCAAGGAGCAAGAAATTGCTATTATTAAGGAAAGTGTAGAGCGTAAAGAAACACTAAACACACTTCTTAAGCCACTCAACAAAGATAAGGCAGCGATTATGACTGACTTACTTGAAAGCGTACAGACTGCAAAGTTGCAGACTGCTTTCGACCGTTACCTACCAGCAGTACTAGATGGTAAATCAATGATTAAAGAATCAAAGAAAGAAACTATCACAGAAAGTCGTACTGAAGTAACAGGTAATAAAGAACAAAAAACAGTCCAGGTTGAAGAAGGAAACGATAACATCGTTGACATCCGCAAACTTGCTGGCTTAAAATAAAGTACAATAGAGGAGACTTAAATGTCAGACGTACTACTAGAGAGCCGTTGGGACGATACCAAAGATGCACTTCTTGAAGGTCTAGAAGGTAATCGCCGTAACAGCATGAGTGTTGTTTTAGAAAACACTCGCAAATACTTGAAAGAGGCAGCTTCAACAGGTGCTTCAGCAGCAGGCAACATCGCAACACTTAACCGCGTAATTCTACCAGTTATCCGTCGTGTTATGCCTACAGTTATCGCTAACGAAATCGTTGGTGTACAGCCGATGCAAGGTCCAGTTGGTCAGATTCATACACTTCGTGTACGTTATGCTGAAACAACAAACGACACATCAGCGTCAAACACAGACACAACAGCAGGCGACGAAGCATTGTCACCATTCAAAATTGCTAACGCATATTCTGGTTCACTTACAACAGGTAAAGCAGACAGCACAGCAGCAAAAGAAGGTACAGGCGGTCGTGCATTGTCAATCCAGATCCTAAAGCAGAGTGTTGAAGCAAAAACTCGTAAGCTACAGGCACGCTGGACATTTGAAGCAGCTCAAGACGCACAGTCAATGCATGGTATTGATGTCGAAGCTGAAATCATGGCAGCACTTGCACAAGAAATTACTGCTGAAATTGATCAGGAAGTTCTAGGTTCACTACGTTCACTAGCGGCTACTGAAGAAACTTTCAACCAAGCAGCAGTTTCTGGTACAGCAACATACGTTGGTGACGAGCATGCAGCACTTGCAGTTCTAATCAACCGCACAGCAAACAAGATTGCACAGCGCACACGTCGTGGTGCAGGTAACTTTGCAGTTGTTTCACCTGAGGCACTAACAGTTCTTCAGTCAGCATCAACTTCAGCGTTTGCTCGCACAACAGAAGGCACATTTGAGGCACCTACAAACACTAAGTTTGTTGGTACACTTAACGGTGCAATGCGTGTTTATGTTGATTCATATGCAGCAGACAACACAGCAGTTCTAGTTGGCTACAAAGGTTCATCTGAGACAGACGCAGCAGCGTTCTATTGCCCATATGTACCTCTAATGTCATCAGGCACAGTGCTTGATCCAGGCACATTTGAGCCAGTCGTATCATTCATGACACGTTATGGTTATGTTG